CCCGCCTCTTTTAATTTTAATAGCTTCTCGTATATATCTTATATCTATACTATTAATAATAATAATAATAAACATCTTCCCCTAATTTCCCCCATACACATATAATATATATAATAGAAGGGTACAAAACATTTAAAATTTACCTCCTATTATTTACCCTTATCAAGATGTCATAATTTTAGTCCTTTTCTTTACATCTTTGATTAAACTTTACTACTGTGAAAAAAGATACCCTCCTATGAGGGTTCTTTTTTTTGCCCTACTAACCAAACATATATTCGTAGTTATAAACTACTACTTATTAATACATTAAACAACGAAAGAGGTGAGATCCATTGCTATAACGCAAGACGCCAAAGGAAGAATCGTTGTAGATGGGTATACGCTCACTTTTAAACAAGCTCGATTTTGTGAAGAGTATGTTTCCAATGGCAATGTTATTAACGAAGCAGTAATTAAAGCTGGATATTCAAAATCCAGTCCATCGGTCGTAAATAGCATGGGCCTAGAAAACCTCAACAAACCAGCTTGCAAGGCTTATATAGCCGAATTACAACAACGATTTAAACAAACTGCTGATCATAGAGTAGCAACAATAGAAGAACGTCGTAACTTATTAACTCAATGGATATACAGCGACGACGTAAGATACAACGACAAACTTAAGGCTCTCGATATCTTAAACAAAATGGATGCTGCATATGAACAACGAATCAAAATGGATACGACGATTAATAATCCGGTTCAATCGCTTACGACCGAAGAGCTTAGATCTCTAATTGATAATAAACCCGATTAACTTGTCCTATGTATTTCTGAACTTATGCGAACACATACGAACACCAAAGAGGAGGTGATACGAATTTCCAAAGCAAGCCAAATGAGAATGACGCCAGAGCTCAAACAACATATTCAATACCAGGCGAAGCTAGAACTCGCTCGACGAGATTTCTTCGACTATTGCGAATTAATGGCTCCAGACTTTTATAAAAGGTCGCGGCCCTATCTTCTTCATTTAACAGCTACTCTACAACATTTCGTATCACAATCTTTAAAGAAAGTATTAATAGTATCAATGCCACCTCGTACAGGTAAATCTAGAACAGCTATTATGTTTACGGAATGGTATCTCGGTAAAGATCCGACACAAAAAATTATGACGGGTTCTTATAACGAAACCTTATCGACACAATTCGCTAAGTCCGTTAGAAATGCTATACAAACCAATAAAGCCGATCCATTTACACCGGTTTATTCCGACGTATTCCCTAATACAAAGATTAAACAAGGTGATGCGGCTATGAATATGTGGTCCTTAGAAGGACATTACTCATCATACCTTGCAACATCTCCTTCGGGTACGGCTACCGGTTTCGGATGTACCTTAATGATCATAGACGACGTTATTAAGAATGCTCTCGAAGCAAATAATCAACTTACGAAACAGGCTCACTTCGAATGGTTCACAAATACGATGTTATCTCGACTAGAAGAGGGCGGCAAAATCATTATTATTATGACACGATGGGCTTCCGATGACCTGGCTGGACGTATTATTAATCACTTTAAAGACGATGCCGAAGTCGTATCGCTTAAAGCACTTCAAGACGACGGAACGATGTTATGTGACGAAGTACTTTCCCGTGAGTCTTACGAAGAGAAAAAGAAATTAATATCGCCCGATATATTCTATGCGAACTACCAGCAAGAGCCGATCGACCTTAAAGGACAACTATACTCGTCCTTAAAAACATACGACGTTCTACCTCAATTCGAGAAGATACAGTCGTACACTGATACAGCCGATACGGGTACTGACTATCTATGTTCGATTATATACGGCATCCGACAAAAAGAAGCGTATATCCTTGATGTGATTTATACAAACGAACCGATGGAGATAACCGAGCCCTTAGTCGCAAAACATTTGTTCGATTATAAAGTTAACGAAGCGTACATCGAATCGAACAACGGCGGCCGAGGGTTCTCACGTCAAATCTCTCATTATTTAACAGATATACATAATACTAACCATACAGTCATCATACCGTTCCATCAATCAAAGAATAAACAATCACGAATACTATCTAATGCTACATGGGTAATGGAACATATATACTTCCCGATAAACTGGCACAATAAATTCCCCGAGTTTTATAAAGCCATCACTTCTTATCAACGTGAAGGTAAAAACCTACACGACGATGCTCCCGATGCTTTAACTGGCGTCGCCGAAAAGATTAATACACAAACTCCTATATTCTCATTCGATTAATTAAAGGATGTCCAATGAATACTACCGAACAATGGATCGACATCATACGTCGCAATACAGGTATCTCGGAACAACAATTCGTACAAGCCGAATACGAGAAATTCCTGTACTCTAAAAAACGACGCAAGATGCTTTTATCACGACAATATTATTTAGGCAATCAACAAGAACCTAAGCATCTCGTATATACAGCTAAAGATACGATGCAAGATGCATCTGGTATTATACCTAATAATAAAATCATTAATAACTTATTCGACGATCTAGTCGATCAAAAGACTAATTATCTATTATCACAACAGATCGATACACAAACTGACGACGATATCGACGTAACTGAGTACTTTAATCCAAGCTTCCAGAATCTATTAAAGGAATTAGGTAAGGATGTATACCAATGCTCAATCGGTTATCTACATCCGTTTATCGACGAACAAGGCAACTTGTCTTTTAAACGATTTAAGCCAGAAAACGTTATACCGTTCTGGCATGACGAAGCACACAAACAACTCGATGCCTTTATTCATTTTTACGACGTCGAGATCTATCAAAGTCCTTCTATAACGACGACCGAAACACACGTCGAATATTACTTACCCGAAGGCGTTCATTATTATATTTACTCTAACGGTCAGCTAGCTCCCGACACATCTAAATTAAATACGGCATATATCCATAAGAACGATATCTCTTATAATTGGACGTCCGTACCGTTAATCTGGTTTAAGCCTAACTCAGACGAGACATTCTTACTCGATCGTATTAAGACACTACAAGATGCTCTCAATCAAATGATATCTAATTTCGCTAACGTGATGTCTCAAGATGTGCATAATACGATCTTAATCCTTAAAGGATACGACGGCACTAACCTCGAAGAATTCCGACATAACTTAGCCAAACACGGCGTCATTAAAATCTCTTCGACTCCGGAAGTACAAGGCGACGTCGAAGCGCTTAACGTTAATGTCGATGCTACTAACTATACGACGATCATTAAAGAGTTAGAACGTGCGATCATTACGAATGGACGAGGCTTCGATGCGAAGGATGACCGTATGGCGAATAATCCGAACCAGATGAATATTAATTCGATGTACTCAGATATCGACCTCGACGCTAACGATCTCGAAGCGGAATTCCAAGCGTCGCTACATCATTTAGTTGACTTTATTAATGCCTATCGTTCCCTTAATAGTCTTCCGATTATCTCTTCTATTAACTTTATCTTTAATAGAGACTTACCTGTTAACCAACAAGACACAATTGATGCTATTAAGAACTCTGTCGGTATCCTATCTGAAAGAACTCTCGTAGCTAATCATCCGTTTACGATAAACGTCGACGAAGAGCTCGAACAGATTAAAAAAGAACGACAAGAAGAACTTAACCAAGATTATACATACGAAGGTAACTAATCATGTACTGGGAAGATCGTTTTCTAAGCGATAAAGAACAAAGTATCCTCGATGCACAAGAACAGTTTAACGAACTGTCATCGATTACTGAATATGCACTCGAGAAACAACTATCACAAATACAGTCGTTCTACCAGAAATATGCGAACAATAACGGCATAAGCTTACAAGAAGCCAAGAAACAATTAACAGCACGAGAACTTAAGGCATTTAAGCTAACACTTAAGCAGTACATCAAACTGGCACAACAGAAGAACTTATCTCCTAAGCAGATTAAGCTCCTCGAGAACGCATCCATACGCTCACGCCTCTCACGCATTGAAGCGTTATGGATACATACACAACAATTTGCCGAAGAGATGGCCGCCGACACTAATACCCATTTAACAGATTTCCTTCTTAAGCAATATGAATCAAGTTATTATAAAGCAGCCTATACTACACAATCATTATTAGGTAAGTATCAAACTTTTAGACAAATACCTAAGAAACAGATATTAGCCACTATACGACAACCGTGGAACGAACAAAACTTCTCCGATCGTATATGGCAACAAAAAGACGTACTTATCAACAAGTTACGTCAAGAGATAACACGCTCCTTTATAGCACAAGAATCGTCAGAGCGTACGACAGAACGTATATCACATACATTTAATACACAAATCTCGAATGTACGACGCTTAGTCGAAACAGAAACGGCATACGTTCAAGAATTAGCTCTACACGATTCCTTTAAGGAGTTAAACGTAAAAGAATACCAGATCTTAGCGACGCTCGATAAACATACGTCCTCGATATGTCGGCACCTCGATAAGCATATCGTACCGCTATCCGATTACAAGCCAGGTATAACGGCACCGCCATTTCATCCGTATTGTCGTTCGACGATGATACCGAACGTACCGCTTAACTCGCGAGCATCCAGACCAGATCAGAAGACAAAGTACATACCCGATATGACTTATGAAGAGTGGAAGTCCGATTACTTAACCTAATCGGCGCCACTCTTATTATATTGTCTTTTTAAATTTTGTAGACGATAAAGAACAAAATAAACTAATTAATTCAATGTGAGATGTTACTCACGATAATCAAACGAAATGTATTAATGTAAGGAGTTTCCCTCAATGACTAAAGAACAACTATTAGCACTCAACCTTTCCGAAGAACAATGCGCAACGATTATAGAAGATTATGGCAAAAACTACGTATCTAAAGCTCAATTTAACGAGAAGAACGATGCGTATAAGAGCGCTAAAAAAGAAATTGAAAACCTAACTAACGATATCGCATCCTTATCGAAAACTAACGAAGCGAACGAAGCATTACAATCTCAGATTAAAGAACTTCAAGACGCCGCAGCCAAAAGAGAAGCCGATTACGTCGAAAATATTAAGAACATGAAAATCGACACAGCCATCGCTAAAGAAGTACTGCAAGCCGGCGCTATGAATCAATCCATCTTAACAGGCTTATTAGATCGCTCTAAGATTACGTACGATAACGATACTATCACTGGTATTCAAGAACAAATTCAATCCTTAAAAGAATCTGATCCATATTTATTCAAACAAGATTCTATTAAAGGAGTCATACCAGGGGAAGCTACACCTAAAACTGATAACGGTTTAACCAAAGAACAATTCAAAAAATTATCTTATCTCGATCGCGTTAAATTACAAGAATCCGATCCCGATTTGTACGAAGAATTATCTCACTAATTAATTACAAGGAGACCATCTAACAATGGCAAACGAAACGAAACTCGCAAACATTATTAACCCTCAAGTTATGCAAGATATGGTATCTGCTGGCTTGCCTAAAGCATTGAAATTCACACAATTCGCAGCTGTTAACGAAGAACTTAAAGGCGTTCCTGGCGACACTGTAACAATCCCAGCATGGGCTTATATCGGTGCGGCCGAAGACGTAGCAGAAGGCGCTGAAGTTACGACTGCTACTATGTCCGCTTCTACTAAGACTGTACAAATTAAAACAGCCGGCAAAGCTATCACTTTGACAGATAAAGCAGTTAATTCTGGTCTAGGCGATCCTGTCGGCCAAGCTACTTATCAATTGTCCTTGTCTATGGCAGATAAAATCGATAATGACGTATTAGCAGCTTTGGGTACTACTACTTTGGCAGCTACTTCCACAAAAGTTATCTCCTATGAAGGTGTTGTAGCAGCTGTCGATAAATTGAACGAAGAAGGCAACACAGACAAAGTATTGTTCGTAGCTCCTAGCCAAGTAACAACTCTTCGTTTGGACCCTAACTTCATCGACCGTAACAAATATAATGCCGACGTAATGATGAACGGTGAAATCGGTATGATCGCTGGCTGTCGTGTCGTTGCATCTCGTCGTATCGATGACTCTAAAGCTACTATCGATAACTTCATCGTATGTTTGACTCCAGAAGTCGAAGACGGTACTCCAGCTCTTCCAGCTGTTACTATCTATACTAAAGCTGAAGCTAACCTCGAAACAGAACGCCATGCAAAAGCATTGTCTACAGATATCGTAGTATCTGCACACTATGCCGTAGGTTTGACTAACGAATCTAAAGTCGTAAAAGCAACATTCAAAAAATAATATAGGTTACTATCATGGATCAAATAAAAGAACTAATACGTATAGCGACACATTTTAACGTGACGCAAGAATATGATAACGTTCTTCAATATATCTATGATGCGGAACGGCAATATCTTCTTAATATTCTTAATCAAGAAGAGTTGCCTTCCGAACTATCTGGGCTACTCGATAAAAGAGTAGCCGCAAGGTTTATCGATCATCATAAGGATATCATTCTTAAAGAAGCCGACCTTCAACCAATCAAACGGTTAAAAGAAGGAGACACTGAAATCGAATTCGGCGGCGATAATACCTTATCATATCTATCTTCTCTTATTAGTAAATGGACTTCATTGGAAGGTACAGACATAACATGTTATCGAACATTAAAATGGTAGCTCGTCAACATTTCGAGCGTCTTTATCAAGATACATGTATTCTTACCGAACAAAAGAAAGCCATACAAGATCCTCTCACTGGCATAATTAAGAACGGCGAACTCGAAGCAATCAGTTACCCTTGTCGAGTTTCATTTAAGACTCTTCAGACTAACGATATCGTTAATAAACTACCATCATCTTCTCAGACCGTAGTCTTATTCATTTCGCCCGACGTCGAGATTAAGCCAGGTACCGATATCGAGGTTATTCGTAACGGTCGACACTTCGCATATACAGCTTCTTCTCAAGTAGCGTTATACGATACTCACCAAGAGATCCAATTAACGCTTAAGAGTAAACATAATGGCTAACGTAACAGTCGATCTCTCCGGTTTTGAAGAACTATTAAGAAGAACACAAGAGCTTCAAAATAACGTATCTTCATTAAACGAAGAGATCACCGATAACTTAGCACAACATTATTTAGCCGAAGCTATAGCGAATACGCCTGTCGGTCAGTTGCAGATATCTCCGGACGGTAAATACCGCTCCGAATCGGAACACATGAGACGATCGTGGGAAGCAGAACGTATTAACGATACTACCGTTAAGGTACAGAATTCAGCTTCCTATGCGTCGTATGTTAACGACGGCCATAGACAACAACCAGGACGTTTTATCCCCGTATTAGGTAAACGTCTTACTAAGTCGTTCGTTAAAGGTCTACACATGCAAGAGAAGGCAGAAGCGGCTACGAGAAGAGCTTCAGATAAGATTATGAAGAACGCGCTCGACGACTACTTATCAACGTGGAGCAAATAATGAACTATATTAACGAAATCATCGACGGCATAGCTAAATCATTATTTAACAGTTTTAAATACCCTATATACATAGACGAGATTAAATCAGATGCACAATTTCCTTGTTTCGTTATCGAAACGCTTAATACAGAACAAACACATATTATGGATGTACGTTATCAAAGACGTAACGACTTCGATATTATGTTCTTTA